TGAGGCTTAATCATTGTGTTCTCACTGTCTGGTGCTAACACTTCAAGATTATAACCTATTGATTTAAGACATAGAGCATCTTTAAGAGATGAACATATTACTAAGTAGGGTTTATCATACTTAAGTTGATCAAGTCCTTGTAAGTGTGAATTTACTTTATGAAATTTGTGTTTACTTTTTGGTTGATATATTTTGTATACATCACCATGTCTATCAAAGTAACCGTAAATATATGATCCCTCTACTTTGAGTGCATTAATCTGATTCAATTCTTCTTTAATCAAATTATAATACTCAATAGGTTTCACATTATATTCATTAAGTAAAGACATTCCTATTCTATAGGATAACCAATACTGACTATCTTCTTCATTCCAAGGTCTTTGTTTAATAAAATCTATTTGCCATTTAGCGGCAGGCTTAAGTTTAATTTCTTTAAAGTCTTCTGTTTTTACATATAAATTATAATCTGCAATAAGTTTTATTACTGCTAAAGAATAATTTAGATCAAACATATACTTTATTAAATCAATCTTATTTCCATTTTTACCTGTAGAAAAACACTTAAACTTATATTGCTGAAGATTAGAATCTACATAAACACATAAGCTAGCTGTCTTTTCAGAAGGATTAAACACAGAAATTATTTTAACATCTTGACCAGTTAATGATTCTGACAAATTTAAATAATATTGAAATACCCAATAACTAGGTATATCATCTATTTCTAATACTAAATTTTTAGTGTTAAACATAAAGCTTTCTTTATAAAACAAAAAGGGGAGCGTTAAACTCCCCTCTAAATTTTATTGATATATACTATTACAAATCAAAATCATCACCTGTTGTTTTTGCAGGTTCAAAATTATTTGTGGTTGGTGAAACTTTCTTAATTACTCTCCTTAGATGATTAGTATCATTTGAATTATAAATTACAAGTCTACTTGGTTCAACACCAACTGCTTCAATAGGTACACCAGCTTTAGTTAACTTAGGTAGGTACAAATCATTATTTACATAACCATCTTTGTTTTCCCACTCACGTGAACCTAAACACATATTAACAAATTCTGAATTAGAAAATAGTACATTACATGCTACCATAAACTCTTCAATAGTATTTGATTTAATTTGATCTAGCTCAGTTCTTTTACCTAATACTTCAGATAAAAAGATCATTGCCTTCATAACTTCTGTATCACGGCTAATTTCATTACCGTTAGGTAAAGTTGTATCTTTATATGCATAAGGACTAAATCTTACTCTTCCCACTTGACCAGCATAACGTGGTCCATTAGGATTATTTTGATCTAGTAGAAATCCTTGAAACTCAGCATTCATAGGCTCACTTTCTACATTTAATGTAATATTATACGCATCTGCATCATATGGTGTTTGATCAAATGTAACTGAGTTTATCTTTACTAGTTGATTACCTGGTTCAATTACTGGTTTTTCTTTGCCTGATCCAGCTGACATTCCGTTTGTACTTAACATAACTTTTTCTTTTTAATTAATTATTGATTTTTATTCTTCATATTTTTTTATGCAGTCTTTTACATACTGCAGGTTGTTTGGAATGAAGAAATCTTCAAACATACCTTGAGGTGATTTACATGTGTTCTCTCCATTGTTTTGAGTTTCAAAACCATATTCAAGTTCACCATCATCATTTTTATTTACCTTTCCAAAAAGAACTATGGAGAAAAGACCTTCCAAAGTTAAAGTATTGTCAATCATTTTGCCAATAGTTTTAGCTTTAATCTTTCTGTTTCCATTTATATCTGTTGAGTCTTCTGAGTGAGTTAAGAAAATAACAGTCAGATCATCTCTCAAATCTTTAGGCATCTTTGCTACCTGAGCAAGATTTGCTGCAATCTGAGTAAACTTATCATAACCTTTCTCATTAGCTCTATCAAAATACTCAAAAGAACTCATATATTGCCAGTCATCTACAACTAGCGTTTTAATATGTCCCATGTTTTGATCTACATGAGTAATAGCTTTCATAATACCTGCGGCAGATGAAGCTGATGCTAAATTTCCTTTTTTGTTTTCTTTACTTATTAAAGTATAGTCTTTTTTCCATCCTTTGAATGGTAAAGGTTTATTTGCAATATTTATAATAAACGTTTCATCTGGATTTAAATTTCTAATTGCTGTTGACTTACCAGTTCCTGAGTCTGCAATGATTAATACACTTTGTGCCATGCTTATTTATTAAATTTATTAATTACTTTAGTTAATGTTTTCAGTGTTTGATTGATTTCTTCCAATTTATCTACTAAAGAATTATCAGAGGATTGAGTATCTGGACTTGGTAAATCAGCAAAGTCTAAATCTAACTTGCCTCTACTGGTTACATCATTAATTACTTTTAACTCATTTACTGATACTAAGTGTCTTTGAAACCCTGAACTTGATGTTGCAAGCTCAAACTCCTCTTTCCAATGAGGGTTATGTTTCAAAAGATATAATGTCCTTTTTGGATCTTCAGAATCATAATCTATACTTACAAATTCTGTGTATATATTTTCTTCCTTTTCTAATTCACTAGGAAAAAAACTTATATGCAATTCATCTTTTCCTGGTGGTCTATAAGCCATCTTTGGAATAAATAATGCATTTATTGCGCCTGTTGTTTGAAAGTGATCTTCATGTTCTTCTCTCAAATCATTTACCTTTTTTTTACGTTGATCTGGTGTTATTCCCATTTTAATTATTTTTTGTTTTTTTATATTTATCTTCTTTCTTGTTGTCCTGGTGTTGCCATTTCATCTATTTGCATTTGTTCAAATTTAGCTTTAAAGAAACTCATTCTTGCATCACCATTTCTTGCTTTAAGAAAGTGTAACACAAGAGTTCTGTCATCTTCAATCATATATCTATCAGGACCATAGAATCTAATTTTTTGTTTAGCTGGCCTATTAATACCAATAAGCATATCTGCATGTTGCAGCATTGCATCTGATCCAAATATATCTGACTCAAGAATATAATTACCATACTTACCATCAATAGCTCTATCTGGGTTGTCAATATTTCTATTGAGTTGTGATAGCGCAATAAACAAGCAAGGGTAATCTCTTTTACATTGTGTAAAGAACTCACCTAATTCAAATAACATATCTAATGTATTATTTTGATAAGGAGCTCTTTTTACTAACATAGTGTGATCTAAAGTTATTACAGTCTTTACACCTTTATGCAAATTCATATACATGTCTATTTGTTCACGCATTTGGTTTACAGTCATGGGTGTTGAGATAATATCAACCGGGTGCTTTACTCTTTCCTTAGCATACTGATGACAAGTGTTAAGTACATCAGATGTTAAAATACTACCTGCACTACATAATTCTTTGTATGTTTTACCAGTTATAGAACTAAATTCTCTGATTGCTGAGGTTCTACCCACCATCTCAAACTGAAATTCTAAAACTCTAAACTTATCATTTGGATTAAGTGCAAAAGATTCTCTAATAATCTGATCTTTAATTAATGTTTTACCTGAACCAGGTCTACCACCAATTACTGTTAGAGTATTCCATTCTAAACCATCAGTAGCAGCATCATTAAACTTAGGCCAAGGTGTATATATTGACTTCTCAGTCCCATTTTGTCTGCCTTGCATATATTTCAATGCTTCATTGAATGCGGCATATTGCCCCACCCAACCTTCTGTTGGTTTACTCATACTACTTTTTCTTTAAATGTTTTTTGTTCAGTATCAATACCATCTCTAATCATGTCACAATAATCAGCTAATGTAGATGACTTAACCTTATGTTTATCCTGCTTACATATAAAGTACTGACTAGTTTGCATGTACATGTACTCAGCATCTCTGAATTCATTTACATACATCCTAGTAGCTTCTATTACCTGTTCCCATGTATAATCATATGTTTCAAAGAACCATCTAAAAGATTCTGATAGCATTTTTACATTTACCCTAGCAGGTTTACCACTTGGTAATTTCTGATTAGGAAATGTTTCTCTATAGGTATTTATTCTATCTACAAAGTCTTTACCCATCAATTGATTGTTGGTTTTTTTCTTTGCTTTAATAAAGTAATTATCTAAGTGTGCTATAAAGGTTTTTGCTTTTGGTGTAAGTTTATATACATCACTTTCAATGATAACATATCCTTCTTTAACTAAAGCATCTTTATCTCCTTTAAGTATATTAGGCATTCCTATTTGTAGTTTCATACCAAATAATATCATTGCCTGATTTGGTGTTAAATTGTTTTTAAATATTGTTTGAAATAGTTCCCACATTTATTATTTAGTTCTTTAATTATTAAGTTATGTGTAGTTGTATACATAACATCTCCTATATAAAGCATATCCTTTACACTTTTAAGTGAATAAGAAACACTTGAATGATCTCTACTAACCGAGACACCCACCATTGTACGGGTATAATGTGCCTCAGAAGCAATACTCATATAAATTTTTCTAAACATTACATAATCCTTTTCACGGTTTATTACACCTAAAGTTTTATATCCCTTTAGATGAGGATAAAAATTATGCATTACATCTATACATACTTCTTCTATTATTCCTAATGTAGGTCTGTTGTCCCATTTATTTCCTTCTTTATGGAAAATAGTTAGTTCCTTACCGTACTTTGTTAGAATTTTATCTTTGAACTTAATTACATCTAAATCCAATGTATCATTTTGATTATCAACCATTTGCATTAATTATTATGTTTACAAATTTAAGAAATATTACCAACTTATCAAAGTCTTATTCTGCTTTTCTAATTCATCATTTGCTTTCTTAAATACATCATTTGAGTCCCAAATACCACCTCTATATGCTGCTGATGCAGGATGACTGCACTTTAGCAGTTTTTGATTTGATAACAACAATTGCCAAGCTTCAGCTTTCCTGCCCATCAAAATATAAACTACATCTTTATTTTTTTTATTTAAAGTAGTAAATAAATATTCTGTAAAAGGTTTCCAATTCCAATAATGAGAACCTATTTTATTAATTTCAACTGTCAAAGCCGTATTAATAAGTAAGACACCCTGGTTAGCCCAACGTCTTAAGTCAACACTTCCATTTTCATCTTCAAGTGCTTTAAGTATATATTGTAGGGACTTTTCTGCTTTATTTTTCTTACTGCAGCTAAATGCTAAACCATCAGCTGATCCTAGTTGAGGATAAGGATCTTGACCTACTATAACAACTTTTAAATTATTATAATCACATTCTTTAAATGCATTAAATACATCTTTAAACTGTGGGGTAAATCTTTTATCACTAGTTACAAGTGACACTAAAGATTCTACTACATCCTCAAATGCTTTACTGTCTATAAAAGGATCAAGTATATCACTCCAATTGGATTTTTCTACGTCAATTTTTAATTGAATTCTTAAATTATCTATGTTTGGTTCCATTAATTTTATTTTTATTTAGTATATTTGTATATAAGCATATCAAATATGAGTGAAGAAAAGAAATTAGACACGGTTATTACTTATGACCATACTAAAACTATAACAGGTATAGATGTTAATGCAGCATACATTGAAGCATTTCAAAGAATATTATCTGAAATGATTTTAGATGCTGAAGATCCATCTACACTTCCTGAAACTTTCAAAAAGTTTAATGCTATAGCAACTTTCAAAGAAGGTGACGAACCACCTGCTTTAAGTTTCAGTTTATATGAATCTAATATGTATACTCTGTATTCATTACTCCAACTGATGAGATACAAAGCCAAAGAACAAGGTCTAGAAATTCATACTGAAACAGAAGCTACCACAAAAGATATTAAAGAACTATCTGATTTAGTAACTAAAGGTGCTGATGTATCTGAAAAACTTAAAGAGATTAATAGCAAACTTAAGGTAGTAAAATAACTACCTTAAATTCATATTGCTAAAATCTCCTATTTCAATACATGCTTGTATAGCAAGATTTAATTCATCTTTATCACAATCTGCAAAAGATTTACAATACTCTTGTTTATCTCTTACAAAACATAATCCCGCACTTCTTTTCACTGTTACTTTACATTCTTCAAATGTATAGCCAATTTCTTGTGCTATTTCTCTAATCATTGCATGTAATCTTGCCAGTTGTGGGTTGCTACCTTTATCACCGCTTACTCCTATAAATATCTCTAACTTAGAGTCATCAGGTAACTGATTCAGAAACTTTTCAAATCTTGTTCCTGTAGCTTTTATAGGGAAATGTAACTTACCATCCTTAATAGATGCTTTTATAAATAAGTTGTCTTTCATATTGCGGCCATAACAGTTACAGTTATAATAATACCTACTATAGCCCACATCAGAACTTTTTCTGCATTGCTCTGGCGTTCAGGAGATCTACCTTGATTACTCCTGTATTGTCTTTTTTCTTTATTTTTCATATAAACATGTGTTCATCTGTATCTTCAGGAAGATCTATGTAATCTTCTTCTTCATCCATACAATTGGTTTTTATTAATTAATACTTATTTAAATCTTAATGCATTGTTTACTTCAATAAATTCTTGAGCACATACATCACATACAAATTCAGTTTCATTTCTATGTAAACTGTGGTTAAAGCAATTTGGACATGGTGGTTCATTCATAGGTATGAATTCTTCACATGTCTGTTTAGCTAAGTCCTGTATGTATGCATCATAGTCTCCTCTATATTCATTTTCTATTATTTCTGTAAATATTTCTTTCATTTTTCCCATAATATTTTTTTTATAGCTGGCTTGCTATCCAGCACTGTCTACTACAATAATCCTGATAATCTGTCATTTTTCCACATTCTCTGCATTCATGTTCAGGATCATTTGCAGGATTTCCTTGGTCTAAATAATCATCATGTGTCATTTTCTAATTAGTTAAAGGGTTATAATATTTAATTTTATTTGAGTCAAAGTCTTTCAGAGCATTTTTTACCCACAATTCATCTTGTGTGCCTTTATAACATAATATGTGACAAACTGCAGTTTCTGATGGATTTAATCTAAGTAATCTACCTATTCTCTGTGAGGACTTTCTTTCATTACCATATGCATGCATTATAATACCTTGTTTTAAATTTGGTATTGTAACGCCTTCTGATAATTGTAATACACAAGATAATCTATCTATTCTACCATCAGAGAATAACTCTAAGTTATATTCACTTTTACTATTACCAGAATGATAACTATATTCACATAATTTATCAGCTTGCTTTTGTGTATTTGCAAATATAATGCATTTAGTTCC